ACAAGTGGCATTACAATTGATGGGCCTAGTGGAACTCTTGCAGTTCGCGCAACAGCGGCACAAACGGCGGCAATTAGTGCAGGCCCGTATTATTATGATTTAGAGATAACATCACCTACTGGTGTGAAAACACGACTTGTTCAAGGTGAATTAAATGTAAATGCAGAGGTGACAAGATGACATACAACCCAAACAGTTTTCTTAACAATCCAAACCCTGTTGGAACTCCAAATGTTATTGTTGTTACTCCTGGCCCTGCGGGGCAACCAGGCGCTCAAGGTATTCAAGGGCCTTCAGGAAACTTTTCTGCGCAAGGTGTTCAAGGAACACAGGGTTTACAGGGCGGTGGCTTTAATCAAGCACAAGGCACACAAGGTATTGCAGGCCCGCAGGGTGTTACAGGTGTACAAGGATTTAATGGCGCGCAAGGCACAATTGGTGCGCAAGGAACTACCGGCTCACAAGGATTAACTGGTATTCAAGGTGACGCTGGTTTGCAAGGTGTTGCAGGTAGTCAGGGAACTCAAGGTATTCAAGGCAACACAGGTATTCAAGGTTCAATTGGTGTACAAGGATCTGTTGGTACGCAAGGCACAACTGGTGCGCAAGGCCTTGAAGGTATTCAAGGTGCGTTTGGTGTGCAAGGATCAACCGGCACTCAAGGTTTTACAGGATCTCAAGGAACAATTGGTGCGCAGGGCGCAACTGGAACACAAGGTTTAATTGGTGTTCAGGGAACAATCGGTGCGCAAGGTATAACTGGTACTAATGGTGTTCAAGGTGCAACAGGAATACAAGGAACAATTGGTTCTCAAGGTATTGAAGGTGTTCAGGGCATTACTGGTGTTCAAGGAACTACAGGTGGAGCGGGATCACAAGGAACAATTGGATCTCAAGGTTTAACTGGTTCACAAGGAGCAATTGGTGAGACAGGTTCTCAAGGTACAACTGGAACAATTGGTTCTCAAGGTTTAACTGGTATTCAAGGCAATACAGGAGCGCAAGGAATACAAGGCGTTCAAGGTCATGATGGATCTCAAGGGCTTAATGGAATTCAAGGCAACACAGGCGCGCAAGGAATTATTGGTGTGCAGGGTGTTGAAGGTACGCAAGGTATTGAAGGACTTCAAGGTTTAGAAGGCGCTCAAGGTACACAAGGTATTCAGAGTGCTATTGGCGCGCAAGGTTTAACAGGTTTACAGGGTGTTGCAGGTGCGCAAGGCACAACGGGTATTCAAGGCATAACTGGATCACAGGGAACTGAAGGTATTCAAGGTGCAGATGGAGCGCAAGGAACACAAGGTGTTATTGGTGTTCAGGGTGTAACAGGTTCACAAGGACTTGATGGAATTCAGGGAACTGTTGGAGCGCAGGGAACTCAAGGCGTACAAGGAACTATTGGTAGCCAGGGTGTTCAAGGTTTAGATGGTATTCAAGGTGTGCAGGGTAATACTGGTGCAAGCGGTACATCATCATCTATTTTTGATTATGTAGCGGTAGCAAATTCACAAACACCTCCCCCTAATGCTGGTGACATTAAATGGAATAATGCCACACAAATTAACTCAACAAACATTTATGTATCTCATTTAACAGATGCAAATGTGGACATTGATTTCTTATTAGCAAACATTAAAAATGGTGACATCTTCTTTATTCAAGATAGAAGTGACTCTGCCAATTATCAAGAATGGCAAGTAAACGGCACACCTACAAATGTTCCTAATAGTTATTTCACTTTTCCTGTTGCACTTTTAGACTCAAGCGGAACAGGCACAACAAACTTTGCCAATAATCATAACATTTCTCTTATTACTCAAAGCGTGGGCGTTCAAGGAACAACTGGCGCGCAAGGTACGACAGGTGCGCAGGGAACTACTGGTTTGCAGGGAATTCAAGGCACTACTGGAATTCAAGGCGCAGAAGGTTTGCAGGGTGTTACAGGATCTCAGGGAATTACTGGATCTCAAGGCGCTCAGGGAATTACTGGCTTGCAAGGCGCAACAGGTACACAAGGACTTGTTGGCGCTCAAGGCGAAACTGGATCGCAGGGCGTAGAAGGAATTCAAGGTGTTGAGGGAACTCAAGGTTTCACTGGAATTCAAGGCCAAACAGGTACTCAAGGATTAAACGGTATTCAAGGAACGCAAGGCGTTCAGGGTACAACTGGTTCTCAAGGACAAACAGGATCACAGGGCTTAGACGGTATTCAAGGAACTACTGGTACGCAGGGTGTGCAAGGAATTCAGGGCCATGATGGAACGCAAGGAACGACTGGCGCGCAAGGCTTAGAAGGTCTGCAAGGAACTCAGGGAACTGAAGGATTGCAAGGAGTCACAGGTAGCCAGGGAACTAACGGAACACAAGGCACACAGGGAACTCAAGGACTTGAGGGATTGCAAGGCGTTACTGGATCTCAGGGTGCTAACGGATTAAATGGTTCTCAAGGAACAACTGGTACTCAAGGACTTGAAGGAATTCAAGGCATTGAAGGATTACAGGGAATTACTGGTACACAAGGAGTTCAGGGATTAACTGGAACTCAAGGTGCAACTGGTGAAACTGGTATTCAAGGAGTTCAGGGTACAGAAGGAATTCAAGGTATTGTTGGAACGCAAGGTACGCAGGGTATTCAAGGTACTACAGGCTCACAGGGAACAACTGGTTCGCAAGGTTTAGTTGGTACTCAGGGCTTAACAGGTACTCAGGGTACTGAAGGAATTCAAGGAATACAGGGTCTTGAAGGTCTGCAAGGAACACAAGGAACGCAATCAGTACAAGGTTTACAAGGGCCGCAAGGTTTGTTTGGTACTCAAGGTGTTCAAGGTGTTACTGGTGAGGACGCAAATGCCTACATTGTTAATTATTTAGATGGCGGAAATGTCACACCTAACACAGACATCATCTATAATTCAGGAATAGCGACTACATCATCATGGACATATACAATTGATGCTGGCGGAGCAACGGTTTCATTCTAACTAATAGAAAAAGGACAGAACTATGACATCACGCTTACAAAATCGCCGCGACATAGCAAGCGCGTGGACAAGCGCTAATCCAACACTTGCCGCTGGCGAGATGGGTCTTGAAACCGACACATCTAAATTTAAGTTGGGTGATGGCGTAACCGCGTGGAATTCTCTTGCTTATGCTTACACAGCGGGAGCCGCTGGCGCACAAGGTACAACTGGCACACAGGGCACAACTGGAACGCAGGGTATCCAGGGCACAACAGGTTTGCAAGGAACGGAGGGCGTACAAGGTATAACTGGTGCGCAGGGATTAACAGGATCGCAAGGCACACAAGGCGTTCAAGGCACTGAAGGTTTGCAAGGAACAATTGGTAGCCAGGGTACACAAGGTTTGCAGGGATTAACTGGCGCTCAGGGAACTACCGGTACTCAAGGTTTGACTGGTACTCAAGGTATTTCAGGTGCAGATATTCTAGGTACAAACAACACCTGGACTGGCGCAAACAACTTTACTACTTCTGTTACAGGTCTTGTTTTAGACGCAACAACAACTACATCTTCAAGAGGTGTTGGTTATATGGGAATTCCGCAAAGCGCAGCGGCAACAACTGGTTCATACACATTAGTTGCAGCGGACGCTGGAGAACATATTTATTCAACTGCAACCCGTACAGTTACTATCCCTGCTAACGGATCAGTTGCTTACCCAATTGGTACAACAGTTGTATTTATTGCTGCTACTGGCACAACAGTTACTATTGCAATTACAACTGACACTTTAATTTTGGCCGGTACAGGAACTACAGGTTCACGCACACTTGCAGCGTTTGGTATTGCAACAGCCGTTAAAATTACTTCTACATCATGGATTATCAGTGGCAATGGACTTACATAATGAGTGGTGTTCTAGGCAGTGTAATTGCGGCAGTTGGTAAACCTCCTGCAATAAGTTTTACAAGCCTTATTATTGCAGGCGGAGGCGGCGGCGCTGGTGGTGGTAATTATCAATATGGCGGCGGTGGCGGCGGTGCTGGTGGAGTTGTAAGCGCAACACAATCATTAAACAGCGGCACAGTTTTAACAGTTGCAGTTGGTGGCGGAGGCGGTGCTGATAATTACAGTTGGAATAATGAATTTTTCTTCCGTTATTCTACCAATTCAACAAACGGTGGAAACTCATCAGTAACAGGATTTACAACCGCAGTCGGTGGCGGTAGAGCGCAATCTCCAAGTACATCAGGTGCGGGTCAATCAGGTGGTTCAGGTGGCGGAGGAAGTTCGCTAACTGGCGGAGGCGGCGGAGGAACTTCAGGACAGGGTAACGCTGGCGGCAGTTGTTCAGGTGAGTCAGCATCAGGAGGTGCAGGCGGTGGCGGTGCAGGCGGTGGTGGTGGTAGCAGTGGCAATAACGCGATAGGTGGTAACGGCGGTGGGGCAACTGGTGCTTATTCAGTATGGGCAAGTGCAACCTCATCAGGAGTGTCAGGCAATTATGCAGGCGGCGGCGGTGGTGGTTATCTTGGCGTAGGCGGTGGCGGCGGAGGCGGTAATGGATACCAGGGCGGAGGCAATTATTATGGATTTTCAGCCGCAGGTTCAACAGGCGGTGGCGGCGGAGGCGGTACTGTTTTTGGGCCATTTGATAGCGGCGGCGGCGGTAACGGCGGAAGCGGAATAGTTATTTTAAGAGCCACGGGAAGTTACACTGCCAGTGCAACAACTGGTTCACCAACCCGCTATGAAACTGGCGGTTTTACTTATTACAAATTTACTGGAAATGGAAGTTTGACGGTATGAGCGGCGTTTTGGGCGGCCTCATTGGATCATCTGTTGTGGGTAAGCCTGTTGTTACAGGTGGCACTCTTTACTCTGACGCAACTTATTATTACCGCAAATTTACTGATAATGGAACTTTAGGCATCACTGGCAAAGCGCTTACTTTTGATGCATTAGTTATTGCAGGCGGAGGCGGAGGCGGAAGTGGTTGGTCTAAAACATCTTCGTTGCCAGTTGTTTACACTGCGGGCGGTGGAGGCGGAGCAGGCGGAATTATATTTGCAACTTCTCAATCATCTAGTTCAAATTTATCAGTAACCGTTGGTGCTGGTGGCCCAAGTACAACAAATGGAAATGCTTCTGTTATTGGTTCAATAACGGCAACTGGCGGCGGCAGAGGCGGCGGCGGTGCAGGTTATGACGCAAGATTAGTAGGTCAATCAGGAGGATCATCAGGTGGTGGCGGCAGTTACTACATAAATGATGGCGAAAGTGAGGGCGTTGGTGGTTATATTTCTCAAAGTCCTGCAGTACCGACTCAAGGAAATAGTGGAGGAACAGGAAATTTTACTGGTTCTTCTTCTTCTGATGTATGCGGCGGTGGTGGAGGCGGCGCTGGCGCAACAGGCGGGGCAGGTGCAATAGCCCCTGGTGCGGGCGCTGGTGGTCAAGGAACTACAACATATAGCACTATTGGCTCTGTAACTTCTAGCGGTCAAAATATAGGCGGAACATTTTGGTTTGGCGGCGGAGGCAGTGCTGGACGCGCTGGACAAACCCCCGCTGGCGCTACTAATGGTGGCGGCGGAAAAGGCGGAGATGGTAATGTCGCTGGAAGTCCTAATGGTTCAGGTTCAGGTCTTGCTAATGTTGGCGGCGGTGGTGGAGGCAATAGAAATAGCGGTAGCAATAACTTTGAACAACCCGCTTCACCAGGCGGTTCAGGTATTGTAATTGTTCGCTACACAAGAAGCCAAGTGGATTAAATGAGTGGCGTTCTAGGCGGTCTCATTGGGGCAATAAAAGGAATAACAGTTCTTTCATCTGTTGAATACCTTGTTGTTGCAGGTGGAGGTCGCGGCGGCGGTTATACGGACGCATCTTCAGGTGGTGGCGGTGCTGGTGGATTATTAACTGGAAGTTTGAACATATCCACAGGAGTTTCTTACACAGTAACCGTTGGAGCAGGTGGAGCAGGCGGAGCAACCAATGGCGGAAGTTCAGTTTTTGCCTCAATATCTACAACAGGTGGAGGTAGAGGTGCAACGCCAAACTCTGCTTCAGGATCAAATGGTGGCTCAGGCGGCGGTGGCGCAACAGGCGTTTCAAATGGCGCTGGCACTAGCGGACAAGGAAACAATGGCGGAAGCGGCTCAGGTAATCCTCCTGATAACGCAGGCGGAGGCGGCGGTGGAAAAAATGCTGTTGGTGGAAATGGTGGTGGTGGTGTAGGTGGTGCAGGTGGTGCAGGTTTAACTTCAAGCATTAGCGGATCTTCTGTTACTTACGCAGGCGGAGGCGGCGGCGGCGGATACTACACAGGCGGTGCAGGCGGTGCAGGCGGTGGCGGTGCTGGTGGTGGCGGCCCTAGTGGTGATGGTGGAGTTGCTGGAACTGCAAACACTGGCGGAGGCGGCGGAGGCGGCGGTTTAGCCGTACCTGGTGGATCGGGTCGTGTGATTGTTCGCTATCCGGATACATTTCCCGCAGCGTCATCTACAACTGGTTCTCCAACCGTCACAACAACAGGTGGTTTTAGAATTTACAACTGGACAGGAAATGGGAGCATAACTTTTCAATAAAAAGTTATCTAACCCATAACATTCCTACATCTGCGGTAGGGCGTAAATTGGCAACTTTCCAACCGCCGTCTATCCATTCATCAGATGTGAGTTGATGCCAGGCATAAAGTTGCTTGTCATTATTGGATTGCAATTGACCCCATTGTTGGGGTGCTTCTAAATGGTTCACAATGTATTGCGCGGCCATTTCTTTATAGCCCAATGTGTGCAAGTAATCTAATTGGGCTTCATGATGTTTAATTGTTTCAAATGTCCACTCAAAACAAAGCATGCCACCGTAGTTGCGTGTCATTCCTGCAAATACTTCCCACTCAGCACCCTCAACATCAATTTTAATTAGATCAGGGTTGCCGTACTTATCTGCAAGTGTGTCTAAAGTAATTGTGTTTACCTCAATCTCACGGTGAGGTTTTCCTGCGTATGGAAGATCTTTATGAGTGAGCCAATCTATGTTTAGCGTACTGAGCCCATCTTCCTCAGCCTCATAAAATTTAGCGCGCATGTTGTTAGCACTTGCTACGGCCATTCTAAGAGGCACAACATTTGGGTTATAGATAAAGTTACTAACTAACTCTGAAAACACGCGTGGAGCGGCTTCTAAGGCTATTACGCGGTATCCCTGGTTAAGCCCTGCAAGCACTGCGTCACCGCGATTAGCGCCAACATCAAACAGAAGCATGGCCAATCCTTTCAAGATTGTGCTGCACTGCGGATTTGTACGCTGGCTCTATGTCCATTTCATTTAATCGTTTTAGTATTTCAATGCTTTCATCTGCGCGCCCGATCCACCAGGCGCTTACTGCCTTTTCAAACAACAGCACATATTGACCTTCATAACCAACATGAACAGGAAGCACTGAGTTAAGTTGATGATGCAATCCAATGTTTGCCCAGGTGTAACACTCTTGCCATTGGCCTAAGCGTTCATGGAACTGGGCTAGTAAAAAATAACCTTCAGGACGGTACGGCAAATAAGCCACAGCCTGCAATAAACAATTACTCACAGTTGCCTGGCGGTCATTTTGGTCATCAAAACAATGGGCCGCTTTAAGAAGTGACGCATAAACCAGGGTGGGGTGCGTTATATGACCGTATTCAGCGGTACGCAAATAGAAAGAAACGGCTGATGCTGTTTGGTTTTGCCTCTCATACTCCACCGCTACATCAAAATTAAGCGCTGGATTGAACGGATCTTTAGATAGTTCTATAACTAATTGCTCAATTTTCATACGCTAATGCCTCCACAATCAGATCTTCTACCACTACACCAGGTACTTGCAAGACAAAAGCGGCGTTATCCTGGAAACCAAAAGACACCAAAAGGTTACCTTTGTGAACCGCCGCCCCTACACAGAATTCAACGCGAGCATCTAAGAATGAGAATTCCTTACTTAGCCCCACAACATTTAGTTCTTGATCCCATACAACTAAACGGTGACGGTAAATTGCATCTTTCTGCTTTAGGTAATTCTTAAACAGATCTACTTCATGGGTAATGGATATGTACATATTGCCCCACCGTATGACCTGGCTAGATCCACGCTGATCTTTAGGCGCAACCGCTGTTGGCTTAACAAATACCTGCTCACACTCCCCGCTTATGGGATTGGCATAAACTAATTCTGTTGGCATAGTCCATTTGATGAAGTGGTAAGGCTTATCTAGGACGGGTATCCAATTCTTCTCACAATAAGAAGCATCAGGAGCAGGGGCTTTAATGCGCACACGCCTGACTTCTTTGACTGCCCAGTTATCCCAGTCAATCTCAATCCGGCTGTACTCCATGCGGCCTACGCCATTAGTTGTTGTATCGCGGCGAACTCCCACTAGGTAGTAATCATCTAGCCACTGAATAACGCGGCAATCTTCTTCACCTACAAACTCCCAAATAGGTTCAACATCTAATTCAGATGTATCCACTTTGGCATGGTGGGTCATCTCAAGATCATCATTGAGGCGGCATAGATAATTGACTGTTACTAAACGGCGATCCTTTTCAGGGTGCAGATACGACAGTGGCCCAAATCGGCTAGGAAACCTTTGATCATTTTCTGCGTGGTACAGCGTGTAATTAACATGGCGTAAGTTCACAAGAATGTTGCCTTTGTCATCAATAAAAATTGATGGGTTCATTAGCCCTGTACCGCTAGTTAATCCGTGAGGAATTACCAGGGGTGCAAGTTTGCCACCGTGTTGAACTGCCTTCTCTACTAAGTTCATAAACCTTACAATACATGATGTTCAGAAAATCGCTATCATTACAACACGCCTGATTTTCAAGGGGCATAACAAGGGAGATACGCATGGGTCTGCGTGACCGTATCGCAAGAGCAATAGCAACTGGCAACATTGAAAAAGGCCCTAACCTGCCTGCCGGTGCTACAACAATCGGCACTGATGCACTTATGGCCCAAACTGGTTTAGCAATGCAACAGACATACGGCAACAATGTCGCACTCCCACGCGCACCATTTAGCGCAACAGTTCCATTTGGCCCAGGCAATCCAATTATCCCTGGTGCAATTAACCCAATCAATCCCGCAACAGGCCGCCCTGAACCGCGCCGTTATGAGTACCAGGTTGCTCAGAACATTAACATTGTTCCAACGCGCTTAGTTCCATTTTCAACATTAAGAGACGCGGCGGATAGCATTGACATTTTGCGCCGTTGCATTGAAGTAACTAAATCAAAGATGAATGGCTTACAGTTTGACATTGTGCTTGGTGCAGACGCATCAGAAAAAATTGCCGCAGAGTCAGGTGGTGATCATGTGCGCGCTATGGCGAAAGCCCGCGAAAAGTACACAGATGAAATTAACCGCATGCGTACATTTTGGGAAAACCCTGATAAGGCAAATGGTTACACATGGCAGGACTGGATTAACATTGCCGTTGAGGACATTCTTGTAATTGATGCGCTTGCTGTTTACCCACAACCAACAGTAGGTGGCGATTTATACGGTTTCCAAATTCTTGATGGTTCAACAATCAAACCACTTATTGATGACCGCGGTATGCGCCCAATGCCACCCAACGCCGCGTTCCAACAAATTCTTTATGGTTTCCCACGCTCAGAGTTTGCCGCAACAGAAGAAGATCCAAAAGCAGATGGTGAATTCACATCTGATCAATTGGCTTACATGGTGCGCAATCGCCGTTCAACAACTGTTTATGGATTTAGCCCAGTAGAAAGAGCGCTTCCACTGGCTGACATTTATTTGCGCCGCCAACAATGGATCAGAGCAGAATACACAGATGGTGTTATGCCTGAACTTATGTTTACAACTGATGAAGATTGGGGAACTAACCCTGATCTCTTGCTTGCTTATGAGCGTATTCTTAATGATGATCTTGCAGGACAGACAGAGCAACGCAAGCGCGCAAGACTTTTGCCAAAGGGCCTTACACCTATTGTTAATGAGGGCTATGGCGAGAAATTCAAAGACACACTTGATGATTATTTAGTCACTTCTATTTGCGGACATTTTGGCGTACAACCTGCGGAAATTGGTTTCTCACCAAAGAGCGGATTGGGCGGCGCTGGTTTCTCAGAAGGACAGGCAGAAAATGGTGAAGCGTTAGGTATTGGGCCTCTTGCTAACTGGATTTCTAAGCAACTTACAAATCTTTCTTACACATACTTAGGTATGCCGCGTGAACTTGAATTTAAATTGCTTACATCAGAGCGCAAAGACACAGAAGAAAACGCCCGCAAAAATGAAATTGAAGTGCGTTCAGGCGGTAAGTCAATCAATGAGCGCAGATCAGAATTAGGTTTGCCTTTGCTTGATACACCACAGGCTGACATGCCAATCCTTGCAACTGGAGGGGCTGTTTATTTATTCTCACCTGATGGATTGATTGATGCGGCTACTGCGTCAGTTGCCCCAACATTAAGCGGCCCTGATGCAACACCTGACGCGCCTACAACTCCAAATCCTCTTGAGCAAAAACCTTCAACAGAGGTAAAGCCTGAAGATGAAGAAGTGACAGAAGTAAAAGCATTTATGAAATGGGCGGCTAAGGGTAAGCGCGCAAGATTATTTGAGTTTAAATCACTTGATCCGATTGTTGGAGATGCGCTCAACCGTTGTGCTTTTGATGGTGATTTAGATACTGCGCGAGCGCTGGCTAAGGCTTATCTAACATGATTGAGGGCGCTCTCAAGGCAGATGGGCGCTTAGCGGCAAAGAACGCAGTGAAAATCAGGGCGGCACTGCACCAGGTAGCAGACTTCAAAAGAGTTTTTAATAAATACCAGGAGACGCAACCGCAACCTACTGATAACCCTACGCAAGATCGTGTACGCGCTCGTTCATGGATTTTACTTAATGTTTATCTTAATGATGAGCCTATAAAAAAAGCAGTAATGCGAGCATGGGCTGAAGCGTATGTTTTGGGGCGAGTAGCCGCAGAAGAATGGTTACGCAAAACCCGTGAGGCAAACAAGGCTGATGACATTGAAGTTAATTGGGATAATTGGAAACCAGGAGACAGAGTAACGGCCTTACTTCTTAATCCCAGTAAAGGATTTGAGGCTTATTTGCAATTAGTGGGCGCTGATAGTTATTTCAAAAACTTTAATAAAGAAACTATTGTAAATTTAGGTACTGCTCTTTCTGACTCAATTGCCGCTGGTTTAGATGCTGAAAGTGCCGCTGTAATGATTGGAAGGCATGTAGCAAATCCGAGCCGCGCTCTTACTATTGCAATTACTGAACAGAGCCGCGCCATGTCTTTTGGGTCTATTCAAAGTTACAAAGATGCAGAATTGCAAAAGATGCAATGGGCCGTATCTGATCCGTGTGATGTGTGCGCAAAGAATGACGGACAAGTAATTGTTATTGGGCAAACATTTGCATCAGGAGATACCCAACCCCCTGCTCACCCGCACTGCCGTTGCGTTTTATTGCCTGTAATTCCTGGAATGGAAGATGACCCAACAGGAATTGATGGAAACATTACAGCGCCTACCCTTGATGATGGCGGTCAATTAGTTAATAAACCTGTTACTGATTATCGCGGATACCATCAAGCGCCTAGACGAGCAGATGAATTTGGTTCTCCTGCTACTTACATTGAAGAAATGATGCCTGATTTTTATGCAAGGCCAAACATTTATACAACAGGCATGGATCAATCTGATAGAGAAAGCGTTGCGGCTTTACAAAGAATTAAAAACAAGCCTAACGAAATGGTAACTATTTACAGAGCAGTTCCAAAAGAAGTGGACAGGATCAATCCTGGCGATTGGGTCACACTTTCACCTTCTTATGCAGATAGCCACTTATTAAGTAATTTAGAAGAAGGCCATGTAATTAGTATGAAAATTCCGGCCAAAGATTTATGGTTTGACGGTGACAGTATCAACGAATTTGGCTATGATCCCGTTGGTTAAAAACGCTTGTGTAACCAAAAATTGATACTCTTATAGCAAACGCTTTAAGGAGTAATTATGAGTGATGGTTTTGTACCACCTCAAGAGGTGCGCAATAACGCCAAACGCGGATTAGAACTTAGAGAAAAGCATGGCCGTGGCGGAACAGAAGTGGGCGTTGCCCGCGCCCGCGACTTATCAAACGGAAAAGCATTATCATTAGACACATTAAAGAGAATGAACTCTTACTTTGCTCGCCATGAAGTTGATAAAAAAGGCGAAGGTTGGGGCAAAGACAGTGCGGGTTACATTGCTTGGTTGCTTTGGGGCGGAGACGCTGGTAGAGCATGGGCTAAAAGAATTACCAGTGAACAGGAAAACAAGGAGAAATCAATGGCTAGTAATCTAACAACCACCTCATACTTTAGTATTGAGAAGGCTGACCGTAACGCAGACGGCACAATGACCGTTTACGGAAAGGCAACAGATGACTCCATTGACATTGATCAACAGATTTGTGATGGCGAATGGCTCAAGCGCGCAATGCCTGCCTGGTTCAAATCAGGCGGCAACATTAGAGAGCAACACAGCAACATTGCCGCAGGCGTGGCTAAGGAGTATGAGGCAAAGGCTGATGGACATTACATTGGCGTTTTGGTTGTAGATCCTGTTTCAGTTAAGAAGGTAGATGCTGGCGTACTCAAGGGCTTTTCAGTAGGCATTAAAAACCCACGCGTTGTACGCGATAGCAAAGCCGCAAATGGCCGCATTGTTGATGGTCAGATTGTGGAAGTCTCTTTAGTAGATCGCCCTGCCAACCCTAACTGCCAGTTAATTTTGGCTAAGTCTGTTGATGGTGAGAAGGATTTAGTTCAGGTAGAGGAATGGATTGAGAAAAAAGAGGGTGAAGAAGATTTCACTCAAGTAATTAAACCGCGTAAGGGTGAGCCTGCGGACAAAGAATTATACGCAGAAGTTATACAGGCGGCTAAGGCAAAGTTTGATGTGTACCCATCTGCCTACGCTAATGCCTGGGTAGTCCGCGAATACAAAAAGCGCGGTGGCAAATACAAGGCAGAAAGTAAGAAAAAAGGTTTACAATCTGACGGTAATTTAATCAAGGAGAACCAAATGGAAACAGAAACAATCGCTGTACCTGAGTCTATTTTTGGTGATCTTTTCAAGTTTGATAAAGGTGAGTACGAGCGCGCCCGCGAAGCGTTAGCAAATCTCATTTCTATTGAAGCGCAAGGAATGAAGGAAGGTCACAATGAACTTTCTTCTATCTCACATTTACTAGAAGCCGTTTCTCATCTCCATGCTTGGTATGAGGGCGAAGAAGCAGAGGGAGAAATCATGGAAGAAACGGAAATTGAAATGGCAACAAAGCCTGAAGAAAAAGAAATGAAGCCTATGAAGGGCGAAACAAAAGAAGAATTTAAAGCGCGCTGTAAAGAAGCGGGCATGAAGGAAGATACAATCAACGCTATGTATGACAAGTACATGGCCGCTGAAAAGTCTGCCCACAAAGACATGAAGCCTATGAAGGGCGAGACAGAAAAAGAATTTAAGGCTCGTTGCAAAAATGTAGGTATGTCAGACAAAGAAGCAGATGATTGCTTTAAGAACTACATGAAATCTTTAGAAGAAACAGACAAGTCTAACGCGGCTACCGACATGACACCAACAGCGGAGACAGGTGCAAACCTAGACACTGCAACAATCATTTCTCCATCAGATACACCTAAGTCTGCGGAGGCAGAAGAAGCACCAGTTGCAGAAGAAGAAGAAACTGAAGAAGTTTCTGTTGATGAAAACTCAACAGAGAAGTTAGAAGCCATAGTAGAAGAAGTGGTAGAAAAAGCAACAAAGGCTCTCAAATCAGAGATTGCCAACCTGGTGTCCGCAAAAGAGGCGGCTGAGGTTAGAGCAGTAAGTTTGGAAACTGAGTTGGCAACCGCAAAATCTTTGGCTCTAGGTGGTGGCCCAAAGCGAACAGCAAGCCCAATAGATGTGAAAGCAACTAATGACTTGCTAACTAAGGCCGCTGTTTACAAAGAAAAAGCAAGAGCAACAACAGACATAACACTTGCTAAAGGTTACAAGCAACTTGCAGATGAATTTCTTGCAAAGTATGAAGAAACCCTTAACAAGTAATCCAACCTAATCTCTGAAAGGAAACACAAATGGCATTAACGCCTCCAAAGGCCGCCGATCTATTCAGTGATGCAAGTCCAAAAGAAGCCGCAGAACTATTTGAGGAATACTCAATTGAACTCTCAAAGAGTCTTTCACACGCTTCACATGTACCAGGACAAGCACCACAGGCAGACCCAATCTCAACACTTGAAGCACTAGCGGCAAGCAAGTCACTATCAGGTGACGCTATGAACGGTTTGAATACTGCTCTAGCGGCTCAGCGCATGGCAATGCAGGACATTCAAAAGGAAATCACACTTACAAATCCTTTGTCCACATCATTTGCGGCGTTTGACCTTGAAGCACCCGCTAAGTTGCTAACACCACGCCCAACTCCACTCCGTAACCGTATCCCACGCAAGAAGGGTGTCGGTACATCTCACCGTGTAAAGAGAATTCTTGGTTACACAGGTACAGGAACAGGCGGACAAGGGCAGATTTGGCCTGGTATTACAGAAAGCACACAGAATAACTTTGCTGGTGGCGGTTCTACTCCACTTCAGTTAATCCGTGGCCCACAGATTGACTACACCGCAGATGACTTAATTCTGCCTTACAACTCATACTCACTATCTGATCAGGTTTCATTTGATGCAAACTTCTCAGGTATGGGCTACCAGGATCTCCGCCAACTATCATCAACTTCAACTCTATACGCAACAATGCTTATGGAAGAACGCATGATGCTAATGGCTCGCGGTACTGCAAGCGGATACTCAGGCGCACTTGCTGCACCAGTAATTGCTTCTGCAACCGCTACCGCAACTACTTCAGGTCAAACAGCACTACCTAATGGGCAGTTTATTATTTTTGTAACTGCTGACGCTGGTATTTCTGCAAACGGCTTTGGTGAGTCAATTGTTTCAGCGCAAGCCGCAGAAACAACTTCAGGAAGTAATAAAACTATTGTAGTAACTTTAACTGCACCTGTTGTTGGCGCACTTGGTTACAACCTTTATGTTAGGTCAGGCGCTCAGGCAACTGCTACATACCAGGGAACATTCCAGGGCCTAACCGCAACACTTCAGGGTGGTACTGCTCCTAACTCAGGAAACCTAATCACCTACACAACTACTGGTGCGCTAGTAACACGCGCCGCCGCAGATACATCTGCTTATTCAACTGGTTATGACGGAATTCTTCCAACAGTTCTAGGGCCTAACACTGGTTTCAACAACACAATTAACAGCGCTTTCTCAACTGCTAACCCAGGTGTAGAATTCCAAACTGTTTTTGCTAACTTGTACCAAAATGTAAAGGCTGATCCTGATGTTGTATTGATGAACGGTAATGATCGTAAGCAACTATCTGATGCGATTAAGAACGGTTCAACTGCTAATTACCGTTTGGTAATTAACAACCCAGGTGACGGCGGAACTACATACGGTTCTATCGTTACAGGACTTCAAAACGAAGTAACAGGAAAAGCAGTGGACATTATGGTTCACCCGTGGCTGAACTCAGGTGTAGCACCTGTTCTTTCATTCACATTGCCAATTCCTGATACACAGGTATCTGATGTATGGGCGAACTTCTTGGTACAGGACTACATGGGTATCCAGTGGCCAGTAACTCAGTTCACTTATGACTTCTCAACATACTTCCGTGGAACTTTCTTCTGCACCGCTCCTGCATGGAATGGCGCAGTTTCAGGTATCGTTTCAGCGTAAGTTACAACTTAATAAGAAGGGAGGGGTGCGGTGTAAAAGCCGCACCCTTTCCCAATTAACTAGGAGGCAAAATGGCAAGATGGGTAGCACCTGATAAGGGTGTCAAAGAAACTGTTATTGGTGGTCAAAGTTATTACACAAACCGCCAGGGTATTTACAATGTAGAAAACAAGGCGCATCAGAAGGCAATGAAGGCAGAAGGTTTTTTTGAAGCGGCACTAAATCCATACTCTAGTGATGACCGCAAGCGCGGATTTAGTTGCGTAGAATGTGGCTTTGAGGGTTGGTTTCGCAAATGTGGGCGTTGCGGATACCAGTCACAAGAAACTCAGAAAGATGGAGACTAGATCATGGCCGTAGGTATCACGCCCGACATTAGCAATGAAAACCCATACATTAGTGTGGCGGAATACAAGAACGCGCCAACTGCAATCAACTATGACATGTTGGTTGTGGGCGGTAACGCGGCGGCTCAAGACGCAGAACTTGCAGAAGTTATTTTGCGCGCTTCTTCATACATGAATGAGTACCTCAACCAAAATCTTGTTGCTAGTCAGTACACAGAAACACAGCGCATACGCTATTCAGCATCAGGCGGGTATTACGCACTGCACCCATACAACGCGCCTATTGTTTCTCTTTCAGCATTTTATTACGGGGCAAACCCAAACCAATTAAATGAATTACAAGATTGCTCAATAGCATGGTTTGAAGGGCAACAAATTATTATCCCTGGTAATCAAATTGGGTGGAACTACACATCTCAAGGCCCGCTTCAATTTGGCGGTTCTATCGGGCAGAGCAATTGGACATTTACTAAGTACACATACATTGCAGGATTTGCCAATACAGAAATTGCTGTTGCTACCCTTGCAGGAGATAGCACTTTAACCGTAGCCAGTGGAGTAGGCATTTTGCCAGGCGAGCAGTACCGCATTTTTGATGGTCAGAGAACTGAGCGCGTAACGGTTGCAAGCAACTACACCTATGGATCAACCACAATTCCTTTAGTTGCTCCTATGATTTTTGCTCATGGGGTTGGCGCGACATTTAGCAACCTGCCAACCGTTCTCAAGCAAGCCTGTATTTTAATTACAACCGCATTTATTAAAATGCGCGGTGATGCTTCAACTACTATGGCTTACACAACCTCACCCGCAGGAAACATTCCTGGTTCAGTGCGCTACGGAAATGACATAGCCGTAGCCCTAGACATGGTGAACAAGTACCGCAGGATTAGATAATGCCTGCCGTACCTATCCTCACAGGCCGCAACGCGGTACGCCAAACGCTATCTTTATTTTTAGCCAATCCGCGTATTACAAATGTCAATCAGGTATTTACATCTTTTCCAAAGATTATCAACTACCAGGTAAACGCTGAACCAGGTCAGGCTACAAGAGCGGCAATTGTTGTTTACATTGCTGATGAGTATGAAACACGCCTAGCAATAGGCGGGGCAACTAACGGTTGGAAGCGTGTTGATTACACCGTAATTGTTCAAATTTTCTGCATTTCTTTTCATAGAGAGGCAGAAGATGTTATGACTGATTTTGACACAATTGTTGATAACATCAAGGAGCGTTTAAGATCAGATCATAACTTTGGCGATCCAACAGGTAATTTAGTTTGGCAAGGAGCAGAGCCGGTTATTCAAGCCCGATATGGAGAACCTTCTACTGAAAAAGAAGGCGTTACAGAAATCTTTGCTGAGATACAATTTCCAGTAACACAGATGATCCAAGCATAAGGAGCATGATGAAATACAAATACAATGGAACTGATGAACGCGTGTTCCCTAGTGTTGGGGTGACTGTAAAACCTGGTGATGAGTTTGACGCACCTGAAGGATTTGTTGCCGCAAATGTAACACTTGCAAGCGCAAAGCCATCAGTCACAGAACCAACAGAACCAAAAGAAACAACAACCATTATGTCTGCCGCGTCAGACAAGAAACTAGGAGCGTGAAATAATGTCTGTTCAACAGTCCGTACGCTCGTACTTAGGTATTGCTAAAGAAGCAACCCGCGGTACGGCAGTAGCACCAACCGACTTCATTCCAGTAATGAAGGACTCATTAAAGCCAGTGGACATTGTTGATCCACTTTATGACACAGGCTTGCGTGGATCAAATGCTTTGAATTACAACTACATTCCAGGCCGCACACGCTCAACAGTAGATTTTGGTGGAGCAGTATTTGCAGACACCGTGGGCTATGCAATCGCAGGTGTTTTAGGTTCAGTAGCAACTACTGGCGCGTCTGCACCATTTACTCACACAATCTCACTATTTAACAGTCTTACATCTAATGTAGATGTACAGCCAATCTCATACACATTGACTGATTTCTATGCAGTTGATGTTCGCTCATACCCTGGTTGCCAATTCTCTGACTTCTCATTGAAGTTCAACGCAGACGGCATGCTTGAGTATGATGCAAAAAGCACTGGTTTTCAGTCTGAACTTGTTGCAGATCCAACACCTACATTCTCAACAGTCCTACCTACACCAGTGTGGCGCGGTACTGTTTCAATTGGTGGATCAACAGTAGCAACAGCCATGACTGGCAACATTGACATGAAACGCCCTGCAACACCTATCTATGGCATTTCAAACACACAAGATCCATACCAGGTATTTCTAGGCCCATTAGAAGTTACAGGCAAAATTACATTTGTTATGGAAGATGACTCACAGTTGCTTAACTTCCTTAACGACTCACAGCCTGCACTTGTATTTAACTGGGCTTATGGTGCTGGTGCTTCTGCGGTTCAGATCCAGGCAACTCTTACTAAGGGCGCTTATACCACTGGTGTAATTGAACGCGGCGAAGATTTTGTACAGGTATCTGTTGATTTCAACGCACAAGCAAACACAACTGATGATGGTGCTTCAGGAGGATTTGCCCCTATTAAGTGGGTAATTCAGAACGCAAAACCATCAGGCACATACGCATAACTAGATCAGGGCGGCGGTGTGGTTGAGGGCGATTGCCTTCCCGCTCTCCCACACCGCTTGCTCTCTTTTTTAGTATGATTTAGGAAGGCAAACTAACAGGAGGCATATATGTCAAAAAAAGTAACACTTCCATCAGGGGCAACAGTTACACTTAAAGACCCTTCAACATTGCGTGTAAAAGACCGTAAGCGCGTTATGAAAACGGCTGATGGAGCAGAAGGCGGAGATCTTACAAAGGCGCTTGCATTAGGTGATGCACTTATTGCCATGCTTGTTGAAGAATGGTCATTTGATTTACTTCCACCTTCAATCAAACTTGAGTCATTAGATGAACTTACAATGGTTGATTATGACTCTTTGGTAAAGCACACACAAGACGCTCAAAAGTATTTGTTCCCTAATTTGGCTGAAACGCCTGAAACAGAGGCAGACCCAAAAGCGCCTGGCGAGAACTCCAACGCCTAAAATGGTTACTCAAAGGGGGTGAACGCCATGAGGCGTTTACTTACCCTGATGAGCATTGGTACTACTACGCAATGGCAGAACGCTTTGGTTGGACACCTGAACAGGTGGATAACCTTCCCGCGGAAACGGCTGATTGGTTGTTAGCAATTGCTCGCATCACAGAAGAAGTAAAAGCAGAAGGGGCGCAATAATGGCTAAGATCATTATTAAAAACCTTGCAGATATTCTTGCTGCTATTGATGGCGCGGCTGCAAAAATTGAACAAGGCGCGCAATTAGGAGTTATGCGTGTTGGCCTTGCCGTTGAACGACAAGCAAAATTAAATTTTCAAGGAACACGCAGTTATGAAAAACGCACAAGCAAAAATGGCAGACCCTATTTAAAAATTACTCCGCCAAAACATATTGGTGGATCAGGGCCTAACACTGTTACAGGTAATCTAAAAAGATCTATCAAAACTACTTACCGTGTAGGACTTGGTGTTTACACGGCTGAAGTTGGCCCAACAATGATTTATGCGCGCCAGGTAGAAAAGGGCGGTGGAAAGTGGCCACCAGGGGTAAAATACCCTTACTTAGAACCTGCGGCTTTAATGCTATTGCGTAGCGGCAAATTAAACAGGATCTTTGCAACCGCTGTTAAAGAGAAATTAGGGAGTTAATCATGGCTGATCTAATTCCCCCAATGCTCATTCAATTACAGGCAGATGTAAGCCAACTTAAAGTTGGTTTGGCTCAGGCAGAAAGTGCTATTAAAGGCGTAGATAGATCTGTTGAAACTGCTTCAACTGGCATGACCAATTTTATTGGCAAAGTAAAACAAATTGGCGCGTCTCTTGGTATTGCTTTTGCCGGTACGCAAGTTTTGCAATTTGGTAGAGATGTTATTGCGCAGGCAATGGAAGCAGAAGCGCAACAACAGCGTTTGTATCAATTGATGAAGGTTGGTACTGGTGCAACTGATGAACAGGTAGCCGCGCTTAATGCTCAGGCTGAAGCCTTAGAAAAAGTAGGCGTTGTAACAGGCGGAAACATTACGCAAACACAATCACAGTTAGCAACATTCAATTTGCAGGCTGAGACAATTCAAAGATTAACACCTGCCATTCTTGATTATGTCACCGCTGAAAAGGGCGCTAACGCAAGCGCAGATGAATTTAAGCAAATGACAAACGGATTGGCGCAAGCGCTTAACGGTAACTTTGGATCTCTTACAAGAGTTGGCTTTGTGCTTGATGATCACACTAAGAAACTTATTTCATCAGGAACAGAAGCAGAAAAATCTGCGGCAATTGTTGATGTTCTAAATTCTACATACAAAGGTTTTAATGCGGAATTAAGAAACACCCCTGAGGGTCAAATGCAAGCCTTGAGAAATGATTTTGATGCGCTAAAAACAGATTTAGGCAAGAAGTTATTGCCTGCTTTGTTAGGCGTGACAGGATTTCTTACTAACACTTTTATTCCTGCTTTGCGTTCTTTAGGTAAATTTATTAAAGACAACGGTGATGCAATAAAAATTTACGCAGGTATTATTGTAATTGCAACTGGTGTGTTTTATGCTTACAAAGCAGCGTTGGTTGTTACAAGCACTGCAACTGTTGTTTACACGGCAGTTACAAAATCAATGGCGGCAGGATTTACACTGGCTCAAATAGCAGCGTTTAATTTAAAAGTTGCTATTTTTGTGCTTAATGCTGCAATCCGCGCAAATCCAATTGGTGCAATTATTACAGCGTTAACTATTTTAGGCGCGGCGTTTGTTTTTGCATGGAAGAAATCTGAAACATTTAGAGAGATTATTATTAAGGGTGTACAAATAGTTTTAACTGGTTTTGCTTATTTAGTACAAGGTATTGGCAAATTTATTGGCATGCTTAGCAAAGTGCCAGGCATGGGCTGGGCTAAAGGCATTGCAGATGGCGCTAAAAACGCATCAGATTCAATTAAAGCAACAAGCAAAAATTTATCTGATTTAAAAAGCAATGTTAAAGCAGGTTACGGCGAAGGCGCATTTACTTATGGCAGTGGTAAAGGTACAGGCGGTGGTGGCGGTGGCGGTGGCGGTGGCGGTGATCTTTCTAAAGAAGAAAAATCAAGATTAAAAAAATTAGAAAAGTATCAAAAAGATGTTCTTAAAATTTATAAGGACATGAATGATGCTATGGCTGATGGGCAAGACAAGGCTGAAAAAGAACTTGAGCAACGCAATGACAAGATGATTGAAGCGCAAAAAAATTATGATGAAACCATGATTGAAGCGCACAAGCGTTATAAAGAAACTATTGAGGACGCAGAAAAAGATCATGCTGACCGCGTGGCTGATTTGCAATACCGTTTTAATGACATTAAAGAAAAAGCAGAGAAGCGTTCTAGAGAAGCAGATTTAGAAGCAAACGCGCTGTACAAAGAGCGTACGATAGAAATAGAAGAACAATACAAAGAAAGAAAAGAAGAACTTCAAAAGAAAAATTTAGAAACTCTTGCCAAAGCGCAAAAGGCTTATGATGAAAAAGAATTAGATCTTCGCGCTAAATTTGAAGATGTTAAAGAACAAGCCCAAAAGCGTTTTGACAAAGTTGAGTCTGATGCCAAAGAACGCAAACAAAAGGCTGAAGAAATTGCAAACAAGCGTTTTGACAACGCTATGGTTGATGCTAAAGAACGCAGACAAAAGGCTGAAGAAGCCGCTGAAAAGCGTTTTAATGATATTCAAATACAAATTAAAAAAGATTACGCCAAAAAAGTATTAGATTTAAACAATGATCTTGAGAAGAAACTAACCGATTTACGCGAAAACGCTGCAAAAAAATCAACAGATTTAACTAAGGCCGCAACAGAGAAACAATTAAACATTGTTCAACAGTCAATGGATCGTTTGCGTAATGCTTTTGCTTCTAAAACTGGGTTTAATTTGGCTGATGCGTTTGGCATGGAAGAATTTGGCGGCGCTGCATCAGGTGATCAACTGCTTGGTTCTATGAAACAAAGATTAAATGATACAAAAAACCTTGCAAAAAATGCAGCGTTGTTACAAGGTAGCGGATTTTCTCAAACTTTTATTGAACAAGTTGTTGCGGCTGGGCCTGAAGTTGGTAATAAATTAGCGCAATCTATTCTTAATTCATCACCTCAATCAATTAAAGAATTACAAAACACATTTGTTGAATTAGAAAAAACTACATCTACTGGACTTGATGCTTTAGCAACAACAATGAACGCAGGCGGCATATTAGCCACTCAAGAATTGACAAATGCTTACCGCGCTGTTTCTTCTGATTTATCTTTGGCTCTTTCAGATATACAAAAAGAATTACAAACAAATTTAGCGGAAGTTAATTCTGTTTATGAAACAGCATTGACAGAAGCAAAAACTACCCGTGATGAAAAATTAACAGATGCGGCAAAAACTTTAGAAGAAGCATTAGCCACTTCTAAAACTGTTTATAATGCTTCTGTTGCAGAGGCAACAACAGCCTTAAAAGAAGCATTGGCTACCGCTAAGACTGATTTTGACGCTGCTATTGCAGATGCTAAAACAACATTGGCTGAGGCTTTAGTAGCGGCTAAGGAAAACCTTGATGAAAGTTTGGCTGATGCGCTCAAGGCTCTCAATGAGGCTAAAGTTGCTGCTCAAAAAGATCTTGATGAAGGTTTGGCTGCGGCTGATAAAACTTACACAGAAGCATTGGCTAAGGCTAAGAAGGCTCTTGATGACGCATTGGCAGAGTCTAAAAAGACTTTAACAGAGGCTATGGCAGAGGCTCAGAAAGATCTTGATAAAGGATTGGCAGATGCCGCCAAAGCCCTTGAGGAAGCCCGTGAGAAGGCTAAGAAGGCACTTGATGAAAAATTGGCTGATGCTCAAAAGGTACTTCAAGACGCTCTTATAAAAGCGCAAAAAGATTACGAAACTGCTATTGATGCAATTGCCAAAGCAACAGACGATAAATTGGCAAACTTAAAAACCAAACTTGCTGAAGTTGCTGCAAGCATGACGGCGTTGGGTGCGGCTCAAGCGGCGGCAAACGCTTTAGCCAATGCCCCAGTAGTTGTGCCTGTTATTCCAGGAGCAGTAGTAGGTGGCGGCAATGCTCTTGAACTGCTCAAAGCAAATGAGGCTGGTACTAAAATTACAATCAACACTACAAACTTAACTGACCCTGCTTCAGTAGCGGCTGCCGTTTCTAGTGAGATTAAATTTGGGGCAGTTGTTACGGCAACTAGAGCAGTAACCGTTTCAAATGGAGGGTTGAAAATAGATTGACAACATTAACTAATGTGTATTCATTTGCTTTTAACGGGCAAATCTTTGGCGGCGCTGACTCTCCTTATCAAATTCTAAGTGTTGATGGCCTTGAGTCTTTGCCTGGTATCCGTAATCAAGATGATAACCGCGGATACCATGATGGCATGTTTACTGGCCGCGATTTTCTTGCGGGCAGAACAATTACAATTATTTTTAATACTTTTGGAAATAATTTAGGCTCCGCTCAGACAAATTACAACACTATCCAAAACACATTATTGCCGCAAACTTCAGGCACTACACCGCTTTATTTCAAATTTCCTAACATTCCTACTTCAGAGCAATTTGTAAACGCTCGCGTACGCGCTTTGCGTACAACCGTAGATGCAAATTACACCTATGGATACATTACATCTATGGTTGAGTTTTTCTGCCCTGATCCAAATTATTACAACAGCAACTTACAAACTTCTGTTATGGCGTTTAGCCCTGTTTTGGGTCGCACTTACAACAAAACATTTGATTATAACTATGGCGGCGGTTCAGCCGTTATTACTACTACTATTTCTAACATTGGGTGGGGTACTACATACCCAACTATTACAATTACAGGCCCAATAACCAATCCAATTGTGGGCGATTTGACGAGCGGAAATGTTCTTAATTTTACAGGTACATATAGCGCATTAGATGTTCTTGAAATTGATCTTTACAATCAGTTGATTACACTTAATGGAAACGCTGCCCGTAATCTTTTAATTTCAGGTACTTGGTTTGATGCTCCACCAGGCAATTCACTATATTATTTTACTGGCACTGGCACATTAGCGGGAACTACTCAGGCTACCGTTTCTTGGTATTCTGCGTACATCTAAGGGAGAATAAATGACACTACAAACGCCTCCATCATGGTTACAAGCAGGCTCTTACCCTGCGCAATATGACCGTCTAACGGCGCAAGCATTGTGGGCTACCACTGGCATTATTGGCACTTCTTCATTAGAGGTAACTGCTAACTCTCCTGCAAGCATGTCAGTACGCGTAGCATCAGGGTGGGCTGCAATTGTTGGCACAACAACAACCAACATGGGCGTTTATACAATTTTCAATGACGCAATAGACACGCTAACAATTACAACGGCAGATCCTACAAATCCGCGTATTGATCTTGTGTGCGCAACAGTGCGTGATGCTTTTTATTCAGGCGCTAACAATGATGTAATTTTTCAAGTTATTGCAGGAACTCCTGCGGGATCGCCTGTTGCACCTTCATTGCCTGCTAACTCAATTTCGCTTGCAACCGTAGCCGTAGCCGCTGGCGCTATTCAGATTAACTCAGGAAACATTACAGATACGCGTACAGCGGTAACAACAAACATTCCTGAAACTGGTGACATTTCTAGCGTTACAGCGGGAGCGGGTTTAACAGGGGGCGGATCAAGTGGCGCTGTAACTTTAGCGGTAAGCGTTGCTACAAATGCACAAACGGGAACAAGTTACACCCTGGCTTTGGCAGACAATGGAAAAATAGTTACATTATCTAATGCTTCTGCAATAACATTAACTGTTCCTACTAATGGAACTGTTGCACTCCCTGTTGGCGCGCAAATTGCACTTGCTCAATTTGGTGTGGGGCAAGTAACTGTTGCCGGTGCTGGTGGAGTTACAGTAAACTCAACACCAGGATTAAAATTAAGAACGCAGTATTCAGGAGCGGCTTTAACACAAATATCAGCAAACAATTGGTTACTAACGGGAGATTTGAGCGCATAATGGCACATTTTGCAAAACTAGATGAAAACAACATTGTTCTTGAAGTAAATGTTGTTAGTAATGATGTACTAGATCCAAACAATGAAGAAGCATCAGGTATTGCTTTTTTAACTGAATGGTCAGGCGGTTATACAAATTGGAAACAAACTTCTTACAACGCTACATTCCGTAAAAATTACGCGGGTATTGGGTATGTTTATGATGAAACTCGTAATGCTTTTATATCTCCAAAACCTGCATTTGATGAAACAATTACATGGGTTTTGAATGAAGAAACATGTCAATGGGAAGATCCAAATGCTCCAAAACCTGATCCAAATGTAAAAATTAAAGTTGAAGGTTTAGAGATCATTGAGGAAAGTTAATGCTGTACACAAGTTTTGTAGGTTCAGGTGGGCAACCTGGCGCACCCACAATTGGAACAGCAACCGCTGGCAATACGCAAGCAACGGTTACTTTTACACCCCCTACCTACACAGGCAAAGGTGGCGCTATTACTTACACCGCAACTTCTTCTCCTGGCGGATTGACTGCTACGGGATCAGGTTCACCTTTAACCGTGACTGGATTAACTAACAACACGGCATACACATTTACAGTTGTAACAAATACTTCTTATGGTGTTTCATCTATTGCTTCAGCCGCATCAAATAGCGTCACGCCTGTTCTTCCTGTTGTTACAGGCGGAACATTGTCATCTGATGCAACTTATTATTACAGAGCCTTTACTGGTAACGGCACATTAGGAATTGCAGATGGCCCACTTACCGCAGATATTCTTGTTGTTGCAGGCGGTGGCGCTGGTGGCGCTGGTTATTTTACAGGTTCAAGCGGTAACTTCATACGCTTTGTTGGCGGCGGCGGAGGTGCAGGCGGAGTTAAATATGATGCTTCTCAAGCACTTTCTATTGGTAGTTATTCAGCAACAATTGGCGGCAGTGGATCTAATTCTTCTTTAAGTTCTTATTCTGCAACTGCGGGTGGATTAGGTGGAACTCAGGCGGTAGGTGCAACAGGTGGTTCAGGCGGCGGTGGAGCAATTGACTCACCAGTTGTAAGCGGTACTCCTTCAACTACATTTTATGCAGGCGGAGCAGGAACATCAGGACAAGGTAACGCTGGATCAGTTGCAGGCAATTTTACAACTCTTGCAGGCGGTGGTGGCGGTGGCGCAGGAGCGGCAGCAACATCATCAAACAATGGCGCTAATGGAGTAAACACATATTCTTCTTGGCCTCCTATTTCATCTCTTGCTAGTGGATTTGTTGGTGGCGGTGGTGGTGGTGGTTTATTTGCGGCTTTTACAGCAACAACTGGCGGATCAGGCGGCGGTGGTGCAGGAGGATCAGGCCCAGGTACGGGTTACACATCACCTGTTACTGGAACAACAAACACTGGCGGCGGTGGTGGTGGCGGTGGTTTGAATGGAGACAATCAAGGATCTCAACCTGGCGCTAATGGAGGTTCAGGAATTGTTGTAGTGCGTTATACACGCGCTCAAGTAGGTGGCTAATGGCTACCACATACCGTTATTTATTTGTTGATTTATCAAGCAATACGATTATTGGTGAATTGCCTTTAACTGGCGTTGGTTTTACTCAGCAATTAAATCAGCCTGGTAGTTTTCAAGGACACCTTCTATTGTCGGGTGTAAACGCCGATAAATATAATGTTGAACTTGCCACTATTCCTGCCCGTTGCGGAATGTATGTAGATCGTGACGGCATTTTGGTATGGGGCGGAGTTGTGTGGGGGCGCTCCTATAACAGCACTACACAAACCCTTACTTTTAACGCTCAAGAATGGATTTCATATTTTGATCATAGGCGCGTTACACAAGATGTTCAATTCACAAATGTAGATCAATTACTTATAGCAAAAACACTTATTGAAAATGCGCAAAACGCAACTTACGGTGACATTGGTGTTGGATATAACTCAGCCGGACAAACAACATCAGGTATTCTTGTAGATCGCATTTATTACAATTATGAATTAAAAAATGTATTTCAAGCCATTCAAGATTTAAGCCGTCAATCTGATGGTTTTGATTTTGCTATTGATGTTGATTATGACATTAACGGGCAACCTGAAAAATACTTTAATACTTATTATCCGCGTAGTGGTTTGGCTTATTCATTTGGCGATCCAAATGTTCCTGTTTTTACATTTCCTGCCGGCAACATGGTTGAATATGAGTACCCTGAAGATGGATCAATTGTTGCCAACACCGTTTACGCATTAGGCGCTGGCAGTAATGAAGGCAAACTAATTGCAATTGCTCAAGACATTACTAAATTATCTACGGGTTGGGCGTTGCTAGAAACTACCGCTAATTACTCGGATATTACAGATCAAACCGTTTTAGACAATTTGGCTATTGCTCAATCGGTTGCTACTTCTTATCCTCCAACAGTTCTTAAAGTGGTAGTGCCTGCTTATGTTGATCCGGTATTTGGATCTTATGAGGTAGGTGATGACGCTCGCATAATCATTACTGATAGCCGTTTCCCTAATACATTAGATGAGATTTATCGTATTGTTGGTTTGTCAGTGCAACCAGGTGAAAATGGGCCTGAACGCGTGACCTTAACCCTGGCGCAAGGAGCAGGTGAAGCATAATGCCGTATTTAAATCAGCCTCAAGATCTCAATAGAATTTTTACAGACATCTATAACCGTTTAAATAAATTAGAAACGGCTACACGCTTTACATTTCCTAATGTAACTACAGATCCAACTTACCCGCGTATTGGTGATGCGTGGTTAAACATTACAACTAACCAGGCAAAGATAGTAGATAGCACTGGCACTGTTCGCGTCATTACTTGGACATAATTGATAACATTTTCCCATGAATTTAGACACTGCCCGCACACTTCTTGACATTTTCTTTCTTGTAATTATTTTGCCTGTTGCGGGGTTTAAGGTTTGGCGCAAACTTGATGAACGCCTGACTGCTCAAGATGGCAAATTAGCGCGCATTGAATACGCGTTGTTCAATGAGGGCAGAGGCATGGAGCAACAACTTAAAGAAGTGCATAAAAATCAACAAATAGTAATTACGGATTTGGCTGTATTGAAAGCCAAAAGTGCGTAGGCATTTAACCGTAGGCATAGCATTAACAATTTTGCTAAGCGGGTGCGGGTATCAAGGCTACACGCGCTATCCATGTCAGGAATTTGTAAACTGGGAAAAGGCAGAATGTAACCCGCCGCAATGTGAAGCGGTAGGACAATGTACAAAGGACTTATTACCTAATGTGGAGTTCCAAAATGGCTAGACGCAAATACACACCTGAAGAATTACATGCCCG